TGATCTACTAAATACTGTGCGTCTTTCATCATTCTAGTTTTAGTATCTTCATCCATGTTTTTCCACATTGCTAAAGCAAGTTCTCTATCACCTTGAGTGTTAGCCATGTTTTGTTTCATCATTAAATTTAATGGTTCTTTAGCTGCGGTACCTATTGTTTGTAAAATAGGATTACCACCAGGAGCTGCTAATATATTAGCACCTAGTCCCATAAAAAAATCTGAACCTTGTTTATTGTATTTTGGAAAAGCTTTATTAAAAGCTTCTAATTGACCACCAACACTATCAATATCAGTTTTTATTGGATTATCTTTTTCAACTTTTAATCCTTCATCATAACCTTGTCTTTGAACACCAGTCATGATGCCACCGCCGGCTCTACCGCCACGTCTAAACATTGGTCTATTTAAAGTTCTATTATACATAATTAATCGAAAGCTTTGTAAGCTCCTAATCCTAGTGAAGCTATACCTAATGCCTGCTGCAACGGCGATTGATTAGGTGTAACTTGTGTTTGATACTGACCCATTGCACCACCCATAACGTTACCCATACCAGCACCCATGTAACCAAGTCTTTCGTATGGTTCGTAAGCTGCAAGTCTGTTAGCTTCTCTTTGTTGATCAAGAATAGATTGTTCATATAAATCTTGGCCGCGCCCAGCTTGACCCAATGTTGAAATATCTGCCCCTTGTAATTGTGGAAGTAGTGTAGCCATTCTTTGTTGATCAGCTCCCAGTTGTTGTGTTTGTGTAAATGCTCTATCCGCTGCTTGTTGCGCTTGACCAAAACCTTGTTGTAATAATCCTGATTGTAATAATGCTCTGTTCATATCTGATTGATTTTGATACTGTGATCTCATTACACCTTCACGACCACCACCTAAATTACCAGACTTAGCAGCGTTTAAACCTATACCAGTTATACCAGCTTGAGCTTGTTTATCATACTCAGACATTGTTGCATCAATTACATCTTGTTGATACGGAGACATAAACTGTTGGTAAGCTTGTGGTCCTGTTAAATCTTGTGCACCCATCATGTTTGTAGGTTGACCTGCAAACGTTCCTGTACCAGTTTGATATTGTCCGGCTTGTTGTAAGTATGGTGCGTATGCTCCTATACCTTGACCTTGTGTTGTAGCTCTTGTGTATGCATCTTTAGTTGCTTGGTCTTGACCAGCAATCATTGGTTGAAATTTTGTTGTATCTAATGCTTGAGAAGTTAAACCTGTTAACTGCGTTGCATAATCTTTACCTAGATCTTCTACAAATTGTGGTGGTAAACTACGTGTTTCTGTTATTGCCATTAAATTACTTCTCCTATTCTCTCTGATACACTAAACATGTTCTGAGCGCCAGTGTTTCCTTGTGATTCCTCGGATACTCTACCACCCTTTTCTAAATTTTTCATCATATTTTCCATAACTTCTGCACCTTTATCTATGTCTCCACCACCAGCATTTCTGACAGCGTCAGCTGTAAATACAAATTCATTTACACTTAGTCTTGCAGGTACATCGTCTGCCTTTTCTTGTTTACCTATTGGAACAAATCCACCTTCAGCTCTATAATCTTTTTCCATGCCACCAAGGTTCATGAGCCCACCTTCAGCTTTACCTATTCTACCACCGTTTGCAGCATAGTTTGGATAAGGTAAATATTGATTTCTTGGTGGTAAAAAAGCATAGTAATCTTCTATTCTTTTAATTTCTTCAGGATCTCCTGATTCATACGCTTCATCTATTTCAGTTCTAATACCAGATGGTAATGTTTCATTACCTTGTGAGTCTAATAATCTACCACCTCTAACACCCTCATCTCCAGGCATTTGATCTACCTTAGCAGGACCTGCCATAGCTCCAATTGCTGTAGTTAAACCAGCAAATTTTAATGGATTAAATACTTGTTTACCTAAATTTTTTCCTGTTCCAGCAGAAAATAAAAGAGGGTTTGATTTACTAAAAAAACCTCCTCCGGATTTATTACCAAAAAAACTAAATGCATCTCTACCGCCTTTAGTAAATGGATTTCCACCACCACCACCATAATATATACCAGCTCCTATAATAGCTGCTTTACCTAAATCACTACTTAAAACTTTTCCTGCTGCTTTGGCTACTTTACCTATGGCTCTACCTATACCACCTAAAAAAAATCCTTTTCGTGGTACAGCATTCATGATTCCACCTTCAGCTGCATATCTACCTAATCTAACATTGTCACCAACATTTTGTCCTGTACCAAATCTGTAATCAAATGTTTTTTCTTCTTCAACATCTTCTTCTAATGGTGATGCATTACTCATCATTGTGTATTGTGGTATAACATAGGGACCCTCACCACCATCTCTTATTGGATCAGCAACTCTACTTTTTCCAAAAGGTGCGTTGGGCATATCCATTTCTATTTCATCAACTAGATCTAAACCAAGTCGAGCTCTAATTTCTCTATCTTTTTTATAAGTTGCAAATTTTTTTGCTAAATTTAAAGCTGTGGGTATTACACCAAACTGTATAGTACCAGGTGCTTTTTTACTAAAATCATATGGACTAATTTTAACTTTACCGTAAGAATATCCTATTGGAGTTTTACCTCTACGTGCATCTAAATCTCTTTGAATAGCTTCTTGTTTTGCTTTGGCAGCTTTTGCTTGTTCTGCTTTTATTGATGCAGCGTTATTAAAACCAGCTCTTAAAGAAGCATTGTTGGCTAATGCTCGTCTTGCACCCTCATCTGAAATTCCTCCTCCATGATCGTCTGAATAACCTCCTCCAAAACCTTTACCACCCATTTCACCAGCGTGACCATCATCAGCAGATGCTCCACCCATGTAAAATTTTTTTCGTTGTAAATCCATTATGGACATGACTACATCCCTCTATTGTAGAGACCCATCAAACCACCGTTGGCTGCCATTGCAACTTTTTCTCTGACATCAACATCAGCTATTCCGCCACCAGGCATTTGCTCTTGCATGTTAACGTTTTCACTCATCATCATTTCTGGACTTTGAGATTTAATTCCTGATTGATCTTGTTGCAACTGTTGTAAAATTTGTTTCCAGATACCACTTTGAAAAAAAGATTCAAAACTTTGAAACTGTACTTTTTGTTCTGGTTCCATTTGTGACCATATTTCTGCCGCAATTTCTTTGCCTTGATCTCTTGGTTCACGATCACCCATTCTAATATCACCTCGGTTATATTTAATGTCTGGTGCTCCAGCTTCTATTGATTCATTCATTGAAATTTCTTTGTCCATAGTACCTCCTTTTACTTTGTTTTTCCGATTAAATCAAGAGGTGGCATGATAACTGTTATATCTCTTTGCACATCCTCATCAGGTATATTAGCAGCTTTTAAAGCTTCTTCAGTCTCATAAACCTCACCTGTTTTCTTGTTCTTAATTGTAGTTATTATTTTATCTGGTGTTATTTCTATCATTATGTTGTTACCTCTTTCTTAATATTTAAATAGCTAATAGCTACATCAAACGAATCTGATGTGCTTGATTGCACTGTAAACGTTTTTCCACCTTCTATTATTAGTGGTTGGGTTAACAATTCTTTAGTTGTATTAGCTGTTAGCTGCACTGATTTTATAGCTGTAATACTATTGTTTGTAATAGTGACACTAGGTGTACCAGTTGATGTAACAAGTATTGATTTAATAACTATAGTTTCATTAACTGCAGGAATACCAGATCCTAACGGTGTTAGTGCACTACCACTTGTATTATTATCTACACCTGCAAATTTATATTGGTTTACTACTGCCATTAATCTAAAAAGAAACTTCTAGCTTCTATCTCCTGTTTTAAATCTTCTTGAAACGTACTATTTAATTTTTCTAACACAGCATCTAAATCTCTAACTAAAGATTGTGCAACGTCTTCTTCATATTCTGGACTAGCTCTAGTTAATGATTGTACTATTTTTGCCATTATCTTCTTCCTCCAGCATGTATATCTAATCTAAATGTACCTAATTTCCAACTAGTATCAACAGCAGTATTAGATATTGTAAGAGCTATAGCTCTTGCTCTTGCACGTGTGTCTACTTTATCTGTTGTAGATGATACAGTAAAAGGACCTAACGATGAGCTTGCAGCAGTATTATTAGGGTAATTTCTTAAATCTAATTGTACAATAGCATTTCCTTGTTGAGATATAAAATCAGGAATAATTCTACTAACTCTCATAATATTTTCCCCATCACCTCTAAGGTCAGCCATGTTAGTTGCAGCTCCTCTAATTACTTTTTGTGTAATATCATAATCACCAGATGTAATATTAGCAGGAATTGCAACAGCATTTGTTGCTGCTTCTTGTTGATTAACTCCTGTTTCATGTTCAAAATAAATTGTTGAACCATCTGTATTACCCGTTACATCATAAGACGCATCATCCCCTGCATTGTATTTAGTTCCATGAGGTAAACCAAATACTGATGAATCTTCCCATGTGCTTCTTGGAAATAGACTACTTGCATTAGTAAACCATATAGGTCGTTTAGATGTTGAATCTAAATAACTATATGTAACTGCTCTGTTAACTACGTTAGATGTATTTGTTGGATAAAACCATGTAATCTCACCAAACAAGTTATTAATACCACAATAAACTAATTGATTAGATGTTGTGTTAAGATCATCATAAACATAATCTTCTACTAAACAATCCATAGATTCTAACTTACCTGTATATCTAAAAAAACCATTATCAGACATCCAATAAGCAGCACCATCAACTTCTACTGCTGCATTCATTCCAATCAATCCACAGTTAGTACCTACTTGTTCATAAGCAAATGTAAATGGAGTTCCAACAAATCTCATAGTAAATAAAGATGTATCAGTCCAAATGTATATAGCATTTCTACCAAGCTTCGCACCCATGATCCGTGATCCGGCGGCCAGTCTTTGTGTACCAGCACTATTTTCAGCTGTTGGTGTGTAATCATTAATATTTTCTTGAGAAGAAAATCTTATAAACATATCATCTTGTGTAGTTTTATCGCCTATGGTTGTTTCTGTTCCAAAAAATACTAAGTGACGATCCGGTGTAGATACCAACATATCACGTGACGCTGTTGGTGCATTAGTTATAATGGTTGCACGTGTTGATGTTGCATTTGTTGCATCGCCGTCCCACTCAAAACACTCTCCGTTGTGTATTAATGCTATAAGAGTTGATCCTAAATTGTCTAAAGACCATAGTCCTGGATCTGTTACTTTATCGGTGTTAGCTGCTGGTGATCCCCAACCTGTAAAAGATGAAGTGTTAGTTACAGTAGCACCATTACTATGCGCAGCTCGTGTTGAACCTCGCACAGCTCTTGTTATACCAGTTAATTTATTACCTGTAATTCCTGTGTATGATATTTCTTCTGAACCTACTTGAATAAAATTTGTACCAGAACTTGGAAAACCAGTAGTGCTAGTTAATGTAATTTCTGTAGCGGAACCATTGTTACCGTTTGTGTTGTCTCCTAATAAACCATTTAAAGTGTTAGTTAATGCACCTAGTATGTTACCACCCCATAATGCAATACCCCAACCAAACGCACCTATTTGTTCTGCTGGTCCTACATGATAGTATTGATAATATTTTATACCACCCGATGTTGTTGCACCAGATCCTGTTTCATTTGATGGCATTGTAATTGTTATAGTCGTGGTTGTTGGTACACTAGTTACCATAAATCTTTTGTCACAAAAATCTGCAGCACCAAAATTAGAATTTGTAATAGCACTAAACGTAGTTGTATCTCCAAACAAAATTATATCTCCTGCTTGAAAATTATGTGAACTACCAAATGTAAGTGTTACAGTTGGTGATCCGTTAGTCGTGCTAAATGCACTTGTAATTGCTGTGCCTGATGGATTAGTTAAAGGATGTATATCATAAAATACACCACCAGAATATACATATAAAATTCTATTAGTTCCTATAGCTGCAAATTTTGTTGAAGCTTTATTTACAAAATGATGCAAACCTCTAGCTGCACCTGTTAATTTAGAAGCACCTAATTGATTCCAACCACCTATTTTTTCAGGTGTACCATATCTAAAACGAACATTTTCCCCATCTATCCATTGCGACTCAGCACCTGTTGATGTGACTTGTTTATTAAACCCCGGTAAGAATCCTAATTTTTGTAACATATAACTCCATTTATGTATTCCTTATTGGTGGAACACCTAACATTGGCCTTCTGTCGAACCTATTCTTTTCAGCAAAAGGACCATTTAAATGGTTATAATGAAGAAATACCTGTCCGCAAGTAGTTCCTTCAAAAGGTTCTCTCCAATGCTCTAATTCACATCCACTATATACCAGCATATCTCCGACTTCAAGTAGGACTTTCGTGCCTTTGGGAGCGTTGGGTTTATGTATATTTTTGTATTCATCTATAACATTATTAGCACCTGTGCCGTCTATAAAGATTGGCCATGGGTCACCACCTAAATTAATAGTTGTAGATATTTCACAACTAGGTCTATCTTTATGTCTTTTTAATTCATCACCTTGTTTATATAATCTAGCGTAGGAATAAGTAGGACATAGGTCTAGGCCAGTTTCTTTTTGCATTACTGGTAATACTTTAACAAGTAAAGTTTCCATTACATTATCAGCATAACATGAGTATGTATTGGGTATTTGTTGATCGGTCCACGTGCCTAACATACCACTGTCATAAGTAATATTGTTTTCATACATCCATTTAACAGCATCTCTTTTAAGAAGAAAATAGTTAAATATAAAATTAGCTAACTCGTAGCTAATTGCACTTTTGATTACTTGATATTTATTGAAAGCCATCTTGTATAAAATTAAAACTTACTGATATTCTTATATCATTTGATTGATTAGGTTCAACACAATGCCATAACCAAGCAGGAAAAACTATTAGTCTACCGGGTTTTGGTTCTATGTGGCATTCTCTCCACAAATATTTTGGTGGTTGACCTGGTTTTCTTAAAGGCATCGTAGTTTGTATTCCTGGTCTTGGATCATTACAAACAAGCTTTCCCGAATTAGGCTGTGCATGAACATAATATACCCCACTAAATAAACTATTAGGGTGTATATGTGGTCTGTTATAACCACCTTGAT